GTTAGAGGTGTTCCGGGACGCAAGTGGGACGGCGACGAGAAGGTTTGGGTTCTACCTCGAGAAACCGTGTCGATCGTCCGCAAACTAGCGAACGACTACCCCCTATTTATGACCGAGGACGTCAAGCGGTTGCCCGACGTTGAGGTTCACCTCGGCCCGAAGGTAGCCGTCCACGGGCGGGACTTCGCCATCTCGTTCACCTACGATGCCGAACTCCTAAGCGCCGTGCGCCAGATGCCGGGCTCGTCGTGGTCACCTCAAAGCAGGGCGTGGCTTGTCCCGATTGAGTCGGTAGATGAAGTACTGAAATTCGCCCAACAGTACGGGGCAGCCAAGAGCGAGGAAGCCCTCCGGTTAATCAACGAGGCCGACGAAGTCCGCCACATCATCGAAGCGAGCGCCGCCAAGGATGCGGAAATCACCATCGAGGGCTTTGGCGACGAGACCTACCAACTGTTCCCCTTCCAGCGGGCGGGCGTAGCCTACGCACTGCGCCAGATGGGCTTTGAACAAGTAGACGGTAGGTGGGTGGTAGAAAACCCCCACGGAGGCGGAGTCCTGATCGGCGACGAGATGGGGCTCGGCAAGACACCACAGGGCTTGGCAGTCCTCACCGCTGCGAACGCGTTCCCCGCCGTTGTCGTATGCCCCGCATCGCTGAAGTTGAACTGGCAGCGAGAAGCGGAACGTTGGGTCAAGGGCAAGGTGGTGAAAGTCCTCTCGGGAACCAGCGGCAACCTACCCGACGCCGATATTTACGTGATCAATTATGACGTGTTGGCCTTCTGGGTTGAAAAGTTTATCACCATCAAGGGGCTAGTTTTAGACGAGAGCCACTACATCAAGAACGCCCAAGCACAGCGCACAAAGGCCTGCATCGCGTTGTCGAACAAGGTTCACCAGAATGGGGTGCGGGTATGCCTATCCGGCACGCCGGTAGTCAATCAGCCCCTCGAGATCATGACGCAACTGCGTGTGATCCGCAGGCTTGACGAGTTTGGGGGTTCCAGCACCTTCCGTTCCACTTATGGGCGGGCAACAGCACGAAGCCTCGCCTCGCTGAACCGCAAACTGCGGGCATCTTGCTACGTTCGTAGGCGGAAGGCCGAAGTGCTGACCGAACTTCCCCCAAAGCGCTGGAGCACGGTAGTGGTCGAGGGCGACCCGAGTGTGATGGTGGAATACAAGAAGGCGGAAGCGGACATCGTGAAATACTTGTCGCAACTTGCGATGCAGTTGGCGCTCGAGTCCGGTGCTGATAGCGAAGAAGCCCGCAAAGAGGCGTGGAAGAAGGCCTTGCGGGCTAGGGCAGCGGAGCAACTTGTCGCCATTGGCACCCTCAAGCAGTTGGCGGCTCGAGCCAAGATGGCGGTTGCGAAGCAATGGGTCGAGGACTTTCTAGCAAACGACAAGAAGTTGGTCGTGTTCGGTTGGCACCGAACGGTTGTCGACCAAATCGCAGAGCAGTTCTCGAACGGGGTCAAGATTCAAGGTGGAATCACTGCCGAGAAGCGCCAAGAAGCCGTCGACCTGTTCCAGAATTCCGACGAGCAGAAGGTGATCGCCTGTAATATCAAGGCCGCTGGCGTAGGGCTTACCCTCACGGCTGCTAGCGACGTGCTGTTCATCGAGCAGGGCTGGACACCGAGCGACATGGAACAAGGTGCTGACCGTTGCCACCGCATCGGCCAGACCGATAGCGTCACGGCTTGGCTCATGCTCACGGCGAACACCATCGACGAGGATATTGCCGCCCTCATCGCCCAGAAGCGCACTGTAGTCGACCGTGCTATCGACGGAACGGACTCCGATGACGAGGAAGAGGGCTCGATTATCGGGGACTTGCTAGTGGGCCTCGCCCAACGGGGGCTCGAGGAGTAGGGCCACTGAAATCAAACATACTTCGGCCCGATGGGAAGTTTGGCAATGGCTTGCATTTCCGCTAACCCCCAAGTTGAGGTGAAATCCCCCGTAGGGGTTTTTTCAAAGGGGTGCATGATGGGTTCAAGGGTTCTGCCGATAGCCGCGTGGTAGTTGACGGCATCTGCTGTAGCGACACTTTCTAAGTTGGTGTTGCCTGCCGATGAAGCGATGTAGTGTTCCAAAGCGGTTGCGGTTCCGGGGATTTCGTTGGTGGAACCCAACTCTGTGATTTTCCAATCTTTCCCTGCGCGTTGTTGGATTGCGCCAATTACCCCTGCAATGTTGCCGTCTTTGTCTAGGGCGACATAAGCCTCACGGTTCTTTTCCCTGTCCAGCATGGAAAGGTTTCGACGCATCATCTTGTAGCCCTCTATGAGGCGTTCTGTTTCGGGGGTCATCTTCCTAGTGGAAAGTTGTTCAATCTTGGCAGTCATTTCTTGGCGAGCCTCTGTAAGGTCTTTGCCGTTGCGAAGTTTTGTTGCTCCCGATTTGATTTTGACAATTTTTCCACCAGCGGCATAGAACTTGTTGGCGTTCGTGGTGATGAAATCCGCAACCTCTGGCGTAATACCACCAACTGTTTCCCACTGGTTCCCACGAAACGGGTGGCCGTCGAAATCGCCCTTGGAAACCGGGTAGTTGCTTCGCCCACGCAGTAGGGAGGCGGTAGTGAAATCAACTGCCGTCGCCATCGGTTTCCTGCTCAATGTTCTCGTCAGACCACTTGGTCGCATGTTGGGTGACGTACTTGCCGGTCAATCCGATGGGCAGGATGCCGAGCCAGCCCTGCCAGCCGAGGTGAACCAACTGGACACCCGAGAACGAAGCGAGAACGATGCCCACGATGTCTCCGATGCCATCCATGTTGCCCGCCAACTTGTGCTTCCCGTTGGCAATGGCGTCGACCAGAACCGTGCCGACGACATCCTTCACCACCATGCAGACCGAACCAATGGCAGAGTAGAACAGCACCTCAAGCCAGACGTGCATTACGCCCCTCCGGCTCCACCACCAGCGCCACCACCTGCTCCTCCACCGCCCGAAGCCCCACCAGAGGCTCCACCGCCCCCGCTAGCGCCTGCACTACCCCCTGAGGTTCCACCAGCGCCTGTTGATGCGCTAGCCCCCTCGGCGGCGGTTGAAGCGGCATTGGCGGTAGCCGTAGCCTCGGCAGCACCTGACGAGTCCTCGTGACCCTCATTCGCTTCAGCAGCATCCTCATGGGCTTCCGCCGCCTCGTTGTGGAGGTTTGCGGCTTGGTAGAAACCGTTGTTGAGCAGCATTGCGCCCTGCGTGCGATGGTACTGCGCCTTCTTGCGGTGATACTTGGCTTGTGGGGAAGCCTTTGCAATGGGATATTGGGAAAGTGGGCGTAGAAGCGCCTCGGTGCTGAAATTGTTCAAATCATGCTCGCTTGGTCGGAAGCGTCGTGCGCCTTGGCGGAGGCATCGTTCGCAAGGTTGTAGAGGGTCTTGGCGTTCTCGTGGTCACCACTTCGGTAGGCCAGCGAAGCCTGTTGCCAGAGTTGCCCCGCCCGCATGTGCGCCTTGGCGGCGGAGTGGAAGCGATCAGCAGCCGTATCACGACTCGTCCAGCGGTCGCCCTTGGCTACCCAGCCGATCAGGGAGTCGTTGGTGAAATCGGAGGCCTGCATCGTCTCTACTTGGGTTCAGCCACGAGGGAGGCGGGATCATCGAGGTCACAGTGGATAGCCTTGCTCACGTGGCGGAACTGCGGGGAGTTTTCCACCTTGGCGACTTCACCCATAGCCACAGAAGCCACTTCTGCCTTCAAAGCCGGGTTTGACTCAACCTTTTCGATAGCAGCGCCACAGTTCTTGCAGAGCAAATTCTCTAAATCCATCGTGCGTCCTCCTTTGGGGTAGTGAAATACTACAACTACTCAGGCATCCGCCGAGTTCCGGTAGTTGATCGCCAAGTTGGTAAGGGCATCAGCGTGGGCGGAGGCTTTGGCGGCAGCATCGGTGGCATAAGTCGTGTTCTTGCGGGACTGGCGGTAGGCGGGAACAGCACCTTCGACCTTCGAGCCGTTGTAAGCGGCTTCGTCGTTCGTTCTTCCAGCACGATAGTGAGATTGCTGGGCATCTCGATGGGCGACAGCAGCGTTCAAGTAGAGGCGGGACTCCGGCGTATCCTGCCCCTTGTTCGCAGCACGGAGTTGCATAGCCTTGGCGTTGAGGCGATCGGCGAAATCACCATGGCGCAACCCAATCCCCATGTGTCGCTGCCCAATGGCACGGTAGGAGACATCCTTGGCTTGGTGATAGCCGATAACACTCTGAGCGTCGGGAGCGAAGGGGTCTGGGTTTTCCACCACCTCTTTGCGAACCATGGAGGGATCGAAGTGGTTGATGGTCTCCTGTAGGGCATCGTTGCTGAAATGGGCGGCTCGAGCCGAGTATGCCCTAGCCCTGTCGCCCATAAGGGCGTTTGAAGCGATGGAATAGCCCGAGGAGGGGAGGATACCCCTGATCTGGTCAGCAGCCGCCTTGTGGGCTTGGGCGGCCTGATGGTGCGCTTCAGCAGCCGGACCGACCAACTTCTTCCCTAGCAAGTCGTGCTCGAGGGCGAGGGCTTCGTGTTCTTTTGCGGCACCTTCCGTGTCGTCGTTCATCGATCCACGGAGGTGATTGGCGCGCACCGATAGGGCGGAGGACGCTTGTTCAATGAAGGAGTGGCGCTTGGAGACGAGAAATCCGCCCGCCTTCATGATTTCCAGCACCTTCGCAACGATCGAAGTCATGGACTGCCCTTCGATGCCGTTCTGCTGATCCCACTCATGACCGGCGTCGAGGGCTTCTTTCCACGTGCAGTTGATGCGGTAGACCGGCAAGGACGTGTGAGGGTTCGCCACGTGGAGGGCGACAGCAGCAGCCCAGTTGTGGTGGCCGTCTAGAACGTAGCCATCACGGGTCACCAGAATCCGGTTCGTGTCGGGAACCTTGCCCGCCTTCGAGAACACGCCGAACAGGTGGGCAACACCACGCCCGTTGATCTCCTTCTGGATAGGGAGCAACCTCTCGGGGTTGACGGAGGTCTTGTCGGTACTGAAACCCTTCTCCTTCTGCAGCCAATCCAAGAACTCGCCACGGCGCTCCTCGGGAACCTGCGGCATTTCTACTCGAGGGATACCCTTTCCACCATGACCGATGAGGAAAGTGCCCGCCAAGTGGAGGTTCACGATGTCGATCGGTTCCTGACCGGGAATACTTGGCACCTGACGCAGGAACTCTGGGTAGGCCGCCCGACCAACTAGGGGGCTTTCGCCAGCAGACAAGCGCTGCATGATGCCTTCTGCATCGGCAAGGGTCTTAACGTGGCGGATGAGTGCCTGATTTCCAGCATTGGGAGAAGGTGCAGCGGGGGGAGTTGTTCCCTCTTGGCTGGCTTGGAAGCGATCACCACCAACTTGATAGCGGTTGGGGTCGGATTGACGTGGAGGAGTCCCGTCAGTACCACCAAGGCTGCCCGTGTGTTGATTGCCGTGGAACTTGTGTCCCTGCTCTTCTTTCACCACTCGATGGCGGGTGAGTGAGCGAACAATACGGAAAGAAGCGGACAACTCGGCCATGATTTCAAGACTACCGCCTAATACTGAAATCCTGTAGGCTGGCTGGCATGACCATTAACGTCGCCTGCGAGCAGGTTCCGATCGACAGCATCAAGCCACACCCCTCCAACCCCCGCCTTGGAGACGTTCCCGCCATCGCCGAAAGCCTCGAGGTGAACGGGCAGTACAGTCCGGTAGTTGTCTGGGGCGACACCATCATCGCCGGAACACACACGTGGCGGGCGGCGAAGAGCCTTGGTTGGGGTGAAATCGGCATCACACGCTTCGAAGGGAGCGAAGAAGATGCCCTTCGAGTGCTGATCGCAGACAACCGCACGTCAGACATTGCAACCTAC